AAGCCACCGACGGTCATCGCCTCATGCGCGTCCCCGTAGCACTTCCAGACGGCATTGACCTCGTGCTACCAGCCAGCACCATGAAGTTGCTTCAAGATCGCGTCGTCGGTATTGCCGCTGCAGCCGGTCAGGCCGTCATCGACGCCGGTGATGGCATCACCATCTACAGCCGTATCCTCGATGGCAAATACCCAGATGTCGCAGCACTGGTGCCAAAATCCTTTGAGCACACCATCACCGTTGATCGTCATCGCTTCACCCGTTGCCTAGAGCGCGTCGCACTCATCGCAGACGCTCACAACTCCGTCGTCAATCTCACAGCCGCTGATGGCTACATGGTCATCACCGCTGAAGCTGATGCCAACAACGGCAAAGAACGCCTTGACATCGACGGCGACGCAAGCGGCACCTGGGCCCTAAACGTTCACTACCTCCTCGATGGCCTCAAAGCAATGCGTGGCCACGATTCAGTTACCCTATCCGCAAATGCACCGTCAACACCACTGGTATTGACACCAGCAAATGTTGATGATGTAACATACCTTGTAATGCCTGTACAAATCCGCAACTGATACCCGTGGCGCGTAAAAGCACCAAAGACGAAATTCAAAACCGCGTAAATGAGATTTATGGGTTACTCTTACGTGCCTGGAATCATAATCAAATTGTTCAATACGGTTCCGAAAAGTGGGGAGTTAGTGATAGGCAAGTGCGTGATTATTTAGCTGAAGCGCGTAAGTTGTTGGCGCTTGATGCCGAAATCGAGCGCCCGCAATGGCTTGAAGCAGCACTAGCAAGGCTGCAAGATTACGAACGCATTGCCCGTGAAAATGGGCAAATTGGCCTAGCAATGGCAGCGGTTGAAAAACAAGCCAAACTGCTGCGCTTTGAGATGTCGTGAGCATTGTCACTGGCATCTGCAAGCCGCAGTCGCTGCTGGCATTTCTGCAACAGCAGACGCCTGAAGACACAACCGACCTAATACAACGCATCCGCGCTGACCTGCACCCAGGCCAGCTTGCGTTTGTTGATGACACCGCAACGCAGATCCTTGGCATCAGCGCTGGCTATGGCGCTGGCAAGACCCGTGCGTTATGCGCTAAAGCCGTGATGCTGGCGGCTGTCAATCAAGGCTTCATTGGCTGCGTCATGGAACCAACCGGGCCATTGATCCGCGACATCTGGCAAACGGACTTTGAATCATTCCTAGAGGCATACGATATTCCTTACACATTCCGCGCATCACCATTGCCGGAATACATGCTTCACTTGCCAGGTGGTGATACAAAAATCCTGTGCCGCAGCTTTGAAAATTGGCCGCGAATCATCGGCTTGAACCTTGCTTGGGTACTTGCGGATGAAATTGATACCGTAACGCCAAGCATTGCTAATAAAGCATTCCCTAAAATCCTTGGCCGCTTGCGTTCTGGCAATGTTCGCCAGTTCGGCGCTGCATCAACGCCAGAAGGTTTCCGCTGGATGTGGAATACTTTCGGCAGTGATGATGCAAAACAACGCAGCGATCGACATCTCATCAAGATGCGATCAGTTGATAATCCACACCTACCACCGGACTTTATTGAACGCCTGCAGGCCAACTACGACCCAAACCTGCTCAAGGCATACCTTGATGGTGAATTTGTCAACCTCGCCACTGGCACGGTTTACGATCGCTTTGATCGCATTAAGCATGTGATCACAACAACACCAGACATCACAAACGAACCACTGCGCATTGGCGTTGACTTTAACGTAGGAAACATGTCTGCCATCATTGGTGTTCGTGTCGGGAATGGTCTGGTCATTGTTGATGAAATATCGGGTGCGCACGACACCGACACATTGGGGCAGCAAATCCGTACGCGCTACCCGCATCACAGGCTTTACGGATACCCCGATGCATCCGGTGGCAATCGCAGCACCAATGCCGCTCAAACCGACATCCAGATCCTTGAAACCTACGGCATCAGCAACCAATCACCTCGCGCAAATCCTCCCGTTCGTGATCGCGTGGCTGCTGTTCAGGCTTTGCTGGAAAACGGCAAGGGTCAAGTCCGATTGCAAGTAGCGCACACCTGCAAGCGGCTGATCGAATGCCTAGAGCTGCAGTGCTACACCGAAAAAGGCGAGCCCGACAAGGACGCAGGCCACGACCACATGAACGATGCCCTTGGCTATCTCGTGTGGCGTGAGTTCAATCCACTTCACGTCAATGCTGGCCGTGGTACTGGCATCCGGCTTTATTAGGTGCTATCTTGCGTTTGCCGTTTTACTACCATCAATGCTGACCGGCCCTGAACTACTCGCCAAGGTGAAAGAACTTGGCGACTGCAGCAAGACTGAAATGGTGACCGCTTGCGGTTACACCAAAGGTGAAAAGGTATGCTTCACCGCCTTTTATGAAGCGCTGCTGGAAGCAAAAGGCGTTGAACTTGGCAAGGCTGTCACCAAAGGCCGCAAGCTTACCTATCGCACTAAGGTGCAGTTCAATGGCAAGCTGCAAATTGGTGAAGGCTACATCCGCGAAATGGGCTTTGAGCCTGGCGCTGAATTTGACATCAAGGTAAGCCGCAACAGCATTACGCTGACTGCTGCAGCCTAAACTGCACCTATGATCGCGGCGTTGTAATGTATTCCGGCTTTAATTTCTACGACCGGCCTACGGCGCAACGTCGCGTCACCCGCATTCAGGACGCATCTACGCAGTGGTATGCGCAGGAGCCGCATTGGCTGCTGATCGAAGACCTGATGGGCGGCACCTATGCGATGCGTAAACGCCATCGGCGTTACCTACCGCAAGAACCACGAGAGCTAGATGAGTCCTACGACAATCGCCTAGCGCGTAGCGTGTGCCCGCCGTATTACCAGCGTCTTGAGCGGATGCTGGCCGGTATGCTCACCCGCAAACCAGTGCGTTTGAACGATACGGCTGATGTCATCCGCGAGCAGTTGTTTGATGTTGACATGCTCGGCAATGACCTCAACGTATGGACATATGAAACCGCTCGCAAGATGATTCGTTATGGCCATGTTGGTGTCTTGGTGGATGCACCGTCTGATGGGAATGGCAGGCCATACTGGGTTAGCTATACACCACGTGACATTCTTGGATGGCGCACTGAGCAAAAGGAAGGTGCGCAAACATTGACGCAGCTTCGCTTACTGGAACGCGTCAGTGTTCCTGATGGCGACTATGGCGAAAAGGTAGTCGAGCAGGTAAGACTACTGACACCTGGTGAATATCAAATTCACCGCAAGCAAGATAATGGGCAGTTTGAGGTTATTGACGAAGGCCGCACTAGCCTTAACAGAATTCCGTTTAGTGTTGCATATAGCGGTCGCGTTGGTTATATGGAATCACGCCCACCGCTTGAAGATATTGCAGAGCTAAACCTCAAGGCATATCAAATCCAATCAGACCTTGACAACCAACTGCACATCTCAGCAGTGCCGATGCTTGCCTTCTATGGCTTCCCATCTGCTGCAGAAGAAGTAAGCGCTGGTCCTGGCGAAGCAATTGCATTTCCAGCAGAAGGTCGCGCCGAATATATCGAACCAGAAGGCCGCAGCTTTGATTTTCAATTTCGCAGGCTTGAGCAGCTTGCTGCGCAAATCAACGAACTGGGTCTTTCAGCAGTGCTAGGCCAAAAGCTAAGTGCTGAAACCGCTGAGGCAAAACGCATTGATCGCAGCCAAGGCGATAGCACCATGATGGTGATCGCTCAAAACATGCAAGACATGATTGATAACTGCTTGCAATATCACGCGCAATATCTTGGCAATACAACTGCCGCTGGTAGTTCTTATGTGAATCGTGATTTTCTTGGCAGTCGCCTTGATCCGCAAGACATCAACAGCTTGCTGCAGCTTTACACTGCTGGCACAATCACTCAAGAAACATTACTTCAGAACCTTGCTGATGGTGAGGTGCTGGGCGATGACTTTAACGTAGAACAGGAACTGGAGGCTACCGCAAATGCGGGTCTTGATCTTCAACCTTCTGGATTGGATAACCGATCGCTTGGTGGATTTGATGATAATGATCGAACCCAGGAAGCCACGCAAGCAGGAGCTTGATTACACCGTTTGCAATTTGCCGCAGGAGATATTAGCGATTGTGCGCACTACGTGGTACAAAAATGGTCGCGCTGACGAAGTGGATCAGGTGATCTTGTATGAAGATGGCCAGAATGGATTTGACGCATTTGCTGCACTTGTTGGCAGTGCATTAAACCGTGGCGCTAATGTAAGCATTCGCTCTGGTTATGCGCCTGAAGATCTTGGCATTTATCCATGAGCACACCAGAACGCTTGTATCGCAATGCAATTGATTTAAACCGCTACAGCAATAGCGTTGCACGGCGTATTATCAATGCTTACAACGACATCATTATTGATGCCGTTAATCAATTGCGCACCATTGATGAACTTACGGCACCAGTAAAGGCTGCAAGGCTGCGTGCAATCCTTGCGCAACTTAAAGATAGCCTTGCCACCTGGGCTGGTGATGCAACAGAACTAACGGCAACAGAACTGCAAGGCTTGGTGCAATTGCAATCTGAATTTGTTGCTGATCAGTTAGCGCGTGCGCTGCCTGCTGGTGCACGTGATGCCGTGCGCACGGTTGAAATCAGCCCGCAATTTGCGCAATCAGTTGTCACAACTGATCCGACGCAGATCAATGTGGTGGCGCTTAGTGATGACCTGTTTGCCGCTGTGCAAGGTGCACCGGCAACATTCAGCCTTACTGCCGCCAAAGGTGCAACCATCACATTGCCCAATGGTGAAGTTATCACCAAGGCATTTCGTGGCATTGCAGTTGATCAAGCCGAACGCTTTAGCCAAGTGGTGCGTAATGGATTGCTGACTGGTGAGCCGACAAAAGATATTGCAAAACGCCTTGTTGGTAATTTGCAATTTGGTGAAGATGCAAAAACTGTAAAGCAATTGATTGCAGCAGGCGGTCAAGCAACAGCAGTGGCCGATAATCAAATCATGGCGTTGGTGCGCACCAGCGTCAATCAAGTTGCTAATGCAGCATCACAGCAGGTATATGAAGCAAATCAAGATATTACGCAACGCTATCGCTACGTGGCCACATTGGACACCCGCACCAGCAGCATTTGTCGTGCATTGGATGGCCGTGAGTTTGAATATGGCAAGGGTCCAACGCCACCGCAACATTTCAATTGCCGCAGCACTACGGTGCCGGTGATTAACTATGACGCATTGGGATTTACGCCACCACCTGCTGCTAAGCGTGCATCACAAGATGGCCAGGTGCCAGCAGATCAAACCTACGGCCAGTGGCTCAGTAAGCAAGATTTGCCAACCAAGGCAAAAGCATTAGGTGCTGCAAAGGTTGCATATTTTGATCGTCTATCAGCAAAATATGGCCCAACTGATGCCATTGCAAAATTAGTTCGTGATGATGGATCTGAGCTGACGTTAGATCAACTGCGTGCGCGATATGGCCCTGCTTAAACTAAGACAAAGCATTACGACTGATGGCACGCTCCTATAGCCGTGATTCACGCGGACGCTTTTCCGGTGGTGGTGGCGGTGGTGGTAAAAAGGCAGCCAGCACCCGCTCTAAAAACACTGCACGCGCCGCTGAACTCAAAGCTGCTGGCACTACCGGTATTGGCGGCCGCGTCAAGGCCAAAGGTTTTGCTGGCGGTAAAGGTGCTCAGCAACGTGCAGGTGGCCTGCGCACTTCCGGGGCTGCATCCGGCAAAGCACGTGCATTCACAGTTGGCAAAGGTGGCAAGCAATCTGCAGCACAACGCAGTGCCACTAAGACCACAACCAGCAAAATGAAAGCAGCCGCCAGCCGCAAGGGGCAAGCTGGCAAGGCGCCTGCACGTACACCTAAGGCTCCGGCTAACGCCGCTAAGGCACGCTTCAAGCAGCTCAGCGGTGCAGCACGCAAGAGCAGCCCAATGCGCACTGCCGCTGAAAACCGCAAAGCTGCAGGTGCCAAGCGCAGCCTTAAGTCAATGATCGCTAAGCGTGGGCGGAAGTAAATTCATCCCACGTATTAAGTTGATCCATAATTTCCTGCGCGTGTTCAGGTACTAAAACCATGTCGCCGTCATCATCCATCATGATGTTGACGGCAATTGACAAATGCAAATTGCCAACAGCGATGTAAATACGTGCTTCGTTGCCATCGACATCAGTTTCT